CCACCCATTAGTTTGCGCGTATTGAGGTTCCATACCATATAACTCACCATAATTGTAATACCAAAATCCTCCATAACCCCAATCATATCCCCACCAATCAGCTCCTTGATTAAATAAAGAATTATTAAAGTTTTGGTTTATTAAATTAGTATTAGCTCTTTTCCATCTTTCTTCTGTAAGTGAAGTACCTTCTGTATTTTCGCCAAAGTTATCTTGAGTTGGTTGCCCAAGATTATCTTGTAAAGGCATTTCATAAGGCGCATCAGTTAAATTATTTGTAGGATATAATATGTGTTGTACTCCTAAAGCATCTATCCTAGATATTCTAACATAGTTTACGTAGTCCTGTGGTAAAGCTAAACTTAAATTGTGTGGAACTGTTAATTCTTGAGATTTAATACTTTTTAATGTATCATAACTAAACTCTTGTAAACCTCTTTTAGTATGAAATATTACATCTGTTCTATCAACTCTAGGTATTATTTTATCTTGACCAACATAAGCCACCATAAAATTGTTAACTAAGTCTTTTACTGTGATATAAGCATAACCACCATAGTTTTGCTCTACTGTCATACCATAAGCATCTTTATTGCCATAACTACCACCAGTTAAAGTTTTTAATTGACAAACTAAAGTATGACCAACAGGTATACCACCAACCGCAGCTATTTGAACTACGTTATCTATTACATCGTAAGGTAATATATATTCTGTATAAGTTAATCCATCTGGACTGCTATATAGTTTAAAATTATTTTTAGCATAATTTATATCTGCAGGATCAAAGTTTCCAAAAACTAAATCAGTATCAAATGTAAATGTAAAATCATTTTGACCAGCTGGATCAGATACTGTAAATCCCTGCGCACCCGCGTAATATTGTTGATTAGTTTCGGTTATTAAACCACCATTTGGTTGTGCCATGTTTTATGATTTTGCGTTTTGTTCTTCTGCAGCTACCGCTTGGCCAGCTACTTGTATTATTGTAGGATCATTAATTATAACACCCGCGTATGCTAATATTCTCATTATTAATTCATCTTGCTCTGTTACATCTAATGTAAATTGTATAGACGAAGGAGCATTATATAAATAAGCTCCAGTCAATGGATCTGTAGTAAAGTCCCATAATATATCTACTGGTTTAGCTAAATAGGATATACTTATTCCTGATTGTATGCTACTAGGATATAATCTTAAAATATTATTCTCATATGTATATATTGGAAATTTATCTGTAGGTTGAGTTAATGGAGAAAGAATTAATTGTTTTAACTCATTAGGTTGAACATATTGACCTAAGTCATAGTCTCTATAAAATACAGAGCCAAGTCTGTATAAAGTATCAGTAGTACCAACTACTACCGGCGCGTCAATAACTGCAAAATCTAATAAAGGAAAATTAGCAGCTACAGCGTCATAAGGTAT